GAGACCCCGAGAACGCCGCGTCGGCGCGGTTGCCGCCAAACAGCGCGCGCACCATGTTGGCATCGCCCCCAATATACATTTGCCCACGGCCGCCACTGTTGTTGAGCCAAGCCCAGCCGCCTGCGCCATCCCATCGCGTGGAGCTGTCAGCACCCCAAGTCCAGATGTGCCCCGTGGCTTGCTCAAGGCCGATACGGCTGGTGTAGCCGGGCTGCCTCGCCGTTACCGGGATGGTGGAAGATGCGCCCCCCAAAGACTGGTTTTCCGTCACACCAAATGCGGCACTGACAAATTCGGCCTCTGTCAGCAAGCGGGCGCGATGACTGAGCGCGATTTCATTCGACGCCCACCATGTCATAGCCTGATAGGTCGCGGTGCCATTGCCGCCAAACTCAACCGGGACGCGCGGCAATACGGCGCCGCTGGCTACATCGGTGTTGTAGCGGCTGATGCCGCTGGCGATGTGACTGGTTCCAGCAAAGTAAATGGCCACCCAAGTACGCGACATGGGGTCAAACGCAAAGCCGTGTTGCTCCCCGGCGCTTCGCCACTTAAGATCCCAAATTGAGTATTTGTTGATGCCTGCAATGTCGTCCACTTGGGCTTGCACCCACACCATGCCGCCAGTGGTCACGACGCCCGCCGCATTGAAGCCGCCCCCCGCCACATTGGTGCCGGGCGATACCAATCCATAGTGAAATCCGCCGATTTTTATAGCCCCATTGACAGGGGCGACGGCGGGCGCATTAAACGGGTCGGCCACCGCCCGCAGTCCACCAGATGGCGTGCACCAAATTGAATAGTCGGTACCCGCCGCGAGTGCGGGCATAGTGACGGCGGTTTGAGTGGCGAATGAAATTGGCAGCCCATCCAAATCAATCATCGTGCCCGCCTTAATGCTGATTGCGCCCGCTCCGGTTTTGACAAAAGCTGCTGAATTAAAGTCCGCCTTTTTAAACAGGCCAGCGGCCGATCGCGCCGACGGCCTTCCATTCGCAGTGATAACAAAAGCATCTTTGATCTCGTCGTACACGACGGTGACCAAATCGCCGATCTGAATAGCGCCATCAGGCAGAGCCAGCCCCGCGCCGCTGAGCAATGGCCTGCTTCCGGCCCCTGCATTGACTATGGCGCCACCCGTATTGACTTGATGGGCGCGAAATGTGAACGCCGTCGCACTGCTGTAAGTGGACACCGCAGGGGACAACGCAACCACGTAACTGTTAGCAGAGCCGGATGCACCCACGTAATTCCCCACGCGGGCCTCAATCAGCGACTGAACCTCATTGTTGGTGGTGTATTGCGGATGCGGATTGGCGTGCTGCTCGTGGGCCGAGACAAGCGCCAAAACAGCACTTGAGTCGGGGTCAACAACAACACTCAAACTGCCCGCAGAGACGGCTGAGTCGATCACCATGTCATGGCTAAAAACAAAGTCCACGCCCGAGGCCTTTATCGCCAAGTCGCCAGATGCTTGAGACCAATAGCAGACCAGAACAGAGCCCGGCGCGCCAGGCGCACCAGCCCATAAACCAACCTCTCGCACAGCAAAGGCTGATGCCCCCGTGAAAACGGCGGTCATGCGTATCTGGGATGGAGTAACCGGGTAGCCCGCAGAGATTGAGACTGCCTCGACGGCCGAAACCAGCGCAGTCTCCAGCCCATCGGGAACGCGATTGCCGGAGCCCACCTGAACGTGCGTCAAATCCAGCGACAAGCCAGTGCTCGTGGCGTTAAAGGCGGCGGCTTGACCGGCCTGTGTCAGTTTAAATTGCAAAGTAACGCTCATAGAAGTCCTTGTGGGTTAATTATTTAAGGGGCCTGAAGTCGCCAAAAGGATCGATCGCGCAAAGACGCCGCCGACTCGAACACCAGTTATGGCGACCACACCCAACGGGGCCAAAGAGCCCGCCGAATTGACGTGAGACAGCGGCGCAAAAGTGGGTGCCAAAACCAACCCCGTGGTGACGCCGCCAAACTGAAACGGCTTTAAAGTGCCCGCAGTGTCCAATGCTTGGCAGGCGCTAAAAACCGAAGCCGTTTTAAATGTGATTTGGCTTTTACGAAGCAGCCTGAGATTGACAACGTACTTTGCTGGGCAAACGTACCGGAGCGATCTGGAGACCTGCAGCAACTCAGCGCCAGTGCCCTCTTGGGCGGCCACATCCACATTCAACCGACTTGTTAAAAAGTGATCGTCATCAATATTGATGACGCCGCGCGCCAAAAGCTCTTCTCGCCCATAAAGTGCTTGGCCATATGGCTGACTTTTTTTCTGCCACAGCTGGTCAACCGCCCAAGCATTTGGCCAAAGCAGCTGCAGGTAGGTGCGCAAAAAATGCAAGCCCCGCTTGGGGTTTCTGGCGCGCCACGCCTTGAACAGGTAGCGCATCGCATCTTGACTGCCGCCCCTTGCCATCGCCAAGCCATCGGCCTTCACCCATCGCTCGACTTGGTCGAAGCCGCCCAAGTGCGGCGCGCCGTATACGCCTATCTCCCGCTCAAGACTTCTGAGGAAATCCCTAAAAGCATCCATTGAGGTCGCCTTCAGTTGGCCCTCCAGCCCACTTGCCTCATGGAAGGCGGCAACAGGCCCAAGGTTTGGCGTTAAGTCAACCCTCATTAGCCACCCCAATTCTCAACGCTGTAATCGGTCGATGTGACAACCACCGTTAAGCTGGCGGGGCTGACAAACCGCCAATGCTCGGGTTTTGGCGTCAAGCCCGAATCGATAATTGCCACATTGAAGTCGCTTGAAGAATCTTGCAAGGCTGGTATTTTTGAGTGCAAAAATTCATAGACGCGCTTAAATTGCAAAACCAACATCCCGCGCTTGGTCATCAAAGAGTCCACGCCATACTCAGCCAAAATGGCCTCTCGTATTTGCTGGGTTACGGCCGCCACATCATGCACACGCGCCACCTGAGCGGACACCGTGAGCTGAAAATTTCTCTCCAATGCGGGCACATCCACAACCTCATACCCGTCATCTGCAGTCAAAATCAGCCGCTTTATTTCAGCAAATACGGCCGCGTGACTCGCCTCTTGAGGTTCAACAAAGCTGACGAACAACTTATTAATATTGCTTAGGCTTGCGCCCCGCGCGCTTTCCTCTATCTGCTCATTCCAAACCGACAGATAGCGCAAATTTGTGATGTTCCTGCGCACCAGAAAATCAAACTCGCCGAGATACACAGCCGACTGATCGTAGGCGCTTTGATGGCGGCAAAGCTCACGCAACTCGGCAACATTCATGGGGTCGCTGCCTGCCAGCAAAAGCTCCTCCATGCTGATGGTTACCAGACCATCAGCCACGGTGTACGAATACTCCAGCGAAAACTGACTGCCCATTACTGGGCGTACGTCACCATTGGAGTCTGTCAGTGTCAGTGTTACGGCGTAACCAGCTGGCGGCTGGTAACCAACCACATCACTCAGCCCGAACTTGACGAATACTCGCTGGTATTCATCGCTCTCGACCGTGTAAACAAGATCGCCGGGCGAGACATTGACAAAGCCGGGCGAGTATCGAAAAGAAGAGCCATCAGCGCCATCCACTTTGATGCCAGCCAAGTGGCTCCCATCTTCTGCGCGCGGCACCTCGATCGCATAAAAGCCCTCACTCGAATTCACAACATGGCTGACCGAACGGGTTGTGCGCTGTACGGCCTCAACAAACCCCTCTCCGGGGGCCGACTCCGTGGCGGCAGCTGGTATTGTGGCTGGGCTGTCCACTTCATATAAAAGACCATCTGCATCCAGCAACTTGCGCCCGACCGCCATATAAAAAGGGGCGGCTTGGCTGGCGTTTTGAACTCGCAACTTAACTCTGGCGGATGACGCTTTAGGAATCACCCCTTTAAGGGCTGCATCGGCCAAGACGGTGGCATCGCGAACTTTATTGAATGGCTCCATCATGGCCACCTCAATTTGCTGAGACAGCATAGCGAACATGGTGGCCATTGCCTCTTGATGCTGAAAATACCGAGGGTCGCCCGCGCGGCGAAGCGCTGCGACTTGATCGTAGCGATCTGCGGCTTGATCAATGATGGCAATGAAATCTTCTCGCGTCTTCATTCGCCGCCCCCCGCCTTAATCAGCGTGCCAGCGACATCAACGCACAAAACCATTTTTTCAGGCCCGTTAGGCTCCATCCATGCTGCCACCGAGCCAGGCGGCAACGCCCCAATAACCGGCAAGTCGCGGCGCATGCCCGCTAAAAATTCACTCATGGCCACGCCGTCGCCTTGCGGCTTCTGGAGCAAGGCTTTCACGTTTGAGCCGTATGGGGACCCGAGGTACCCATTTGGCGGCGTCATAAGCCAGTGGCGCACCATTTCGGCTATGTCGTCTGGGGTGATTTGCGGGGATGCGGGCATGCGCAAATGGTAGGAGTCAATTTTTTATGCGAATGCGCTGTTTTCCGTCGCAGCAAGCAGAGAAAGGCGTCAGTCAATACCAGCAAATGCGTCGTCGGCTTCTGCCTTGGCTTTATCCATGGCAGCTTTGGCAAGGCTACTGCCACCATCGCCTGCGCTCGCTGGGGTGTAATGACTGCCCTCAAGCAAGGCCATGCAAACCACATCGAACAAGTCAGGCGACGGGATGCCGTCTTCCTTCATCTTTTCCTTTGACTCGATATGCACGACGGCCTTTTCATCAAAGTAATAAGGGATTCGGCTGGCCTGCGTGGTTAGCTTTGTGCGCCATTCGCCATCTGCAATGCCAAATCGCCCTTTTTTGATGGCCTCGGCCGCCGAGTAGGTGCAATGCGCGCGCTGGTTGACATACATATCCTTGTTTTTGTTCTTGAAACACTTTGCCCCCCACTTAACGCGGACCAAATTGACGCCCTTGTTTTCGAGGATTTTTGCAACCGAAGCGCCAACCCCGCCCGCATCCACATAAACGACCGCGTCGGGCATGGTCAGCCACTTGGCATATATATCGCCCGCGAATGTCACAGGATCGCGGGCATTGGTAATGATCGGGAAGTCAATCAGATCGACCTTTCTGGCGTCCAAGTCGTAATACTCGCCGTATCCGGACACATGGAATTCACCCAAAACCGACTCATCTCGGTACACACCCTCGCCCACGTCAGCCACCAGAATCCGGCCGTACTCATCGCCTTTTTGAATGGCGCGGTGCCCAATGGCTTTGTCAATCTCAGACTTGGCCAATAACATGCCGTCGTTCTTGTCTGGGAATTTACCCAGCACCTTAATGCCGTACATGGCGCTATTTTTGCCGCCGTACTCTTTGCGCCACCGCTTGATGCTTTCGGGGCTGACCAAAGGCGATTCCTCTGAATCCATCACGATAGCCGTGAAGTTGCCGCCGTTTTCAGCGTTGTTCTCATGATGGCTGTTGTAGAAATAGCCAGCGGGCCGGGTGGGCTGGCTGGTCATCACCAAGCGGTTTCGGGCATCCGACAAAGACCCGTTAATCACCTGAAAATTTTCATCCGGGATGCCCGAGGCCTCGTCTGCCAACCACAATAGCCAATCCCTGTGCTTTCCCGCTAAGTTTTCTGGGCTGCCCTTTGGAGCTGTTTGCGCCTTGATCCACCACGACTCCTTCATGCCCTTGATGTAAACCGACTCGCCCATCAGCACGATGTGCTTAGCGATCCAGCCATGCGGCCCTGATTCGAGTCGCATTTTCTGGTCTGCAATTTCCTGCCAGACCTGCGTGCGCACCTGATCGAGTTTTGGCGCTGTAATCACAGTGTTTGAATGGTAGTAGCACAGCATGTGCCACAGCGCAATGGCCCCCAGCGAAAATGTCTTGCCGGTGCCGTGACCAGACGACACAGATACCCGACAACCGGGCTCAGACGCGGCTGCAGCAAACTCCTCCTGCTGCCATGTGATCTGGGCCCCCAGCGCTTCCGACATAAATGCCGGAATATTGAAGGCATAACGCTTGGCGAAATCCCTCCAGCGAGGGTCTCGGTGAATTGCCGCAGCCACAGTCGATCAGTCGTTGCTCAAGGCTTGCTTACGGGCTTTCATATCGGCGCGCTGCTTCACCCACACGCCACTGAGCTTGGCTTCGTTGTAGCTGCGTTCCAGTTCGGCCCTCTCCTCGGGGCTGAAACCAGTCACATCATCCACGGTCTGCTCCAGCTTGTCAGCCCATCCAATCAGGTTTTTAGCGGCCAACCCAGCGATCCGGCTTTCAAACACCCCCGCCATGCTCCCTTCGAGCAATACCGCCTCTTGAATGGCCCTTGCGCGCGCGTAAGCGTCGGAAAAAGCAGGGTTTACGGGGTGCCCATTTTTGTCCTTCTCGGTCGCCCAATGATGGATGGTGTCGCGTGAGACACCAATCATTACGGCAAATCGGGCGAAATTTGGGAAGCTAACAGGCCTAAGTTCCAACTTTTCGCCGCCACCTGGCGTATTAAGTGAGCGCTCTTGAATTGGGTTTGCCAGCGACATGAAATACTGGATCATTTTTTCCGCGTATTCGGGCCTGTACTTTGAGGGCCTTCCAGCCGAGCGTTTGTCTTCTTTTTGAATCGGCGGCAATGATGTTTTTTGCACCCTCTTGGCAGGAGCCTTCTTCGCCGCTGAATTTGTCTTCGGCTTCAAAGCCCTCTGTGCGCCCATGGGATCTTTGCCCCCCTTAGCACCGCCTTTATTTGCCCTTGGCATCGCGGCTGGGGCAGCCTTTGTTGGGGCTTGGGGTGCTGATTTTTTGGGTTTCGTCTTTTCCACTGTATTTTTATCCAGTTTCTTGGATTTTGCCGGGGCTTTTGGGTTGTTGGCCATGGTGTTGTCCTTAATTGAAATCCAGTTTTCCGTTGAGCAACTCTGAGATGCCAGCGATGTGCCCGCCGACCCTTAAGTCCACGCGGGCACGGTCAGCCGTGCGGCGCACTTGATCGCACGCAGCCCCCAATTCATCCACTGCCACCTCAAGGCGCGTGCCGCCTCTGGCCTCCCCCCAAATTCCAGGGTTAAGCTCTTGCACGCGCTGGAACATTTCTTTGACGGCTGAGGTCTTGGCCATGATTTGAGCGATGCCATCCACGGTGACCCCGGTGGTTTTGGCGAATCTGGCCAAAAATCTGGCGTGATCCTGCATCATCACTTGCAGGAACGCTTTGTTGCTGTCAAGCACTGCGGCCTCCCACTCCGTGCCCGGGCGACGGCACTCGTAATCAAAGTCACTCACACCCAGCAAAAAATCCGTGGTGACGTTGTATGCCTTAGCCGCAGCTCCCGGCAGCCACTGCGGAAACTTCCCCCCCATTTCAATTTTGGCCAAGGGGGAGCTATTGGAGTACCCCAGCAGGCGGGCTGCATGCTGCTGGGACCAGCCGTTTATTTCTACTCGGGCCTTGTACATGCGCTCGCCGAAAACTTGGTTTAGGCGAGCGGCCTCAACCTTTCGCTGCTTATCGCTTGACGGCCCGGTTAGGCGATCAACAGCTTCTGTGGCGTGCTTCTCCGCCAAAGTTCGGTACTGGCGGCGCACTTGGCCGGGTTTTTTTGGTTCAGTCATGATTTGCCCTTCTGCATGTTCGATGTTTTGATTTCAAGTTAACAGCCATTGCGCCGCAGTCAGAAGCAGCGACGCGAGCCCCTGGGCTTAACACGCCGCCACCTTTGCACATCGCCGAGCCAGGTCTACAAGCCACACAGCAAGATCGTGGGGGGTGTGCTCGCGCTCTGCTTTGCTGATTTCCGGCCTGTCGTTTCCTTTGGTGGCTCGGCCAACATCGCCCACCACACATTGTGCCCGCCCCAGTTTGATTGGCATGATTGGAATTTCCATCGGATCGCACCCCACTATGTAGAGCTTGGTGCGCTTTTGAGCCCGGTGCCCCCACCAATGCTGATCCACCACCAAAGTCCAGCCGCCAAACTGATCGCGCCCACCCCCCGCGGCTGGCAGCGACTGAGCGGCCCACAGCTTGGAGCCAAATGGATGCTCCAAAACCCCGCCGAACTCACGCACAAGCGACACCGCCAATCGGGCCAGATTGCGCTCGTCAGGACGCGGGTTTGCGAACATTGCAAAATTCCCCCATGCTCGGCATGGCGGGTGGGCGACCACCGGGTAGGGGCCGTCATACGTTCGCGCATCGCGCTGCGCGTCGTACACCTCAACATCTGGAAGCGACTTGTAAACACTGTCAACGCGAGCAAAAAGCACAGCCGCAGTCATTGCGCCACCTCTACGCGCACAAAGCCGCCAACGGTATCGGCCTTCTGAATCGTGAGGCTCCAATGCTTATCATCCACCCCCAAGGCGTCAGACAGGCCGTCAAGACCCGCCTTGCAACGCGCAAGCGCATTGTCCAGGTCAAAGGCCCGGCGCGTAGGCGCGTAAAAAGTCAGCGTCAGGTGAAGATTTTCGGCCCTCATCGGCATCGCACCCTGCTCCCTTGCAGACAGATAGCACGCCTCTCGGTAAGCTTTTTTGACCTTGGCCAGCACGCGCCAATGCGTCCGGGCGTTGGGGCTCAGCTGGGTCGGTGGCCACGGAAGTCGAATGATCATGCGGCAGTCTCCAGTTGCTCAATTACCCAAGCCAACGCATCCATTTCTCCAACTGCGGCCAACTTCCAAGCGCGGCGCTGCCCGTGAATGCCATCCACGCTCGAGTTGGCATGATGGCGGTCGCAAAGAGGCACGGTCAAAAAGTTGCTGGCCCGTTGGGCCATGCCCTGCCCTTCGCGGACGTGGTGAACCTGCGCTGGTGTTGGTCCATACCCCAAGTGCTGGCACAAGTAGCAGCCCAAGGCGGCCACCCGGCCCATGTACTCTCGCTCAGCCTTGGTGGCTGTGGTGCGACCCTTCATGCGCCCACCCGCTTTCTATCCCACCATGCGTCTGGCAAATCGGGCTCATGCATTCCAAGTGCATCTAGGCGCGTGGCGATCGCGCCAAGATTTCTACTCAGTATTTCATTGCCCACCAGCGCGGCGGCTCTTTGCAGCTTTCGGGTGTCGTCCAAAATTTCAATGACCCGACGGTAACTGGCGCAGACTTGCGGGCGAGGCATTGGCTTTTTTGCTGCTGGGGCTTCATACCGCCCCGTTTTGCGGATGGACGGCAAAACCTCAGCGGTAACCCACTTGGCAAACTTGCGTGCCTCTGGCTTGCGTGAACGCAGAACAAGGGCGTACAGGCCGCTTTCGCTGATGATGGTCATCAATCGAGCGCCCCCGCGCTTGCCGGAATGACTATCGCCGTTGGCTATGGTCATCTTTTCGTCAGCGTCTAGGTGAGTGGCTACAGCATCGCTAGGATTCGAGTAGTCGAGTGCAGCGCACACATCGGCAGCCACGAACCACGGATTGCCGCCGCGCAAAACGACGCGAACGCTGTGTGTGTTGAATGAGAACGGGGTGATTTGGGCGGATGCGCCCGAGAGAATGGTTGCCACGATAGCCTCCGATAGGGACAGTTTAGAAGCTGCCGTATCGAGACCAATCGAGGCGGCAGCCCGAACGGGTTGGTCTACCTGTGTCCCAGCGGAAGCTGCAAGCAGGCGGGCTTGCGCCCCCACGTTCGAGCCGCCAAAAATGGGGCCAGAAAGATGAAAACCGCAAGACTTGCGACGGCTGCGGCTTCGTGCCGCTGAGACAAAAGGGAGACCAATCCCTGCCACCCCAATTGCGGGCGTGACAGGCGAAGTATAAACACACTGCATGAGCACCAACGCACTTGCAAAACAATGGCAATTTCCCGGCAATGCGGCTAAATAAGCGCTTTCGGCTTTGGCGGTCATGAGTTCCTCAGCAATTGGTCCACCATGGCATAGCGCTTGTCATCGCTCAGGTGGGGCCATAAAAATTCAGCAGCGTGCGGGGACCACAAAAAATCAACGATGGCGCGGTGCACCTCAATGAATTCCTGCTCCTCCAGCAAGTGCCAAGCGATTGATTTAGGGATGGCCACAGGCACGCCGTCGCGCCCGGGCATCAGCTCGCAGTGCCCCGCACCCACTTTGAGCCACTCCAGTAAATGCTCCAAGTCCGTGAACCGCTCTTGCCTGTCGAGCAAGTTGTTCATGCGGGCAAAGAAAAAACGGTGGTGCTGGGGGCTGCGTGGGCGGCGATAACTGAACTGCAGCGTTTCCCCGATTTCAAGCTCCTCAATGAGCTTTTTGAACTTGCTGTAGGCGCGGCGACCCTTCTCGCCAAAGCCTGCGAGCTTCCCGTCTTGGTCGCGAAAAACAACCAACTCAGCCACGGCTCTTTTTGCTTTCAAAAAGTTCGGGCCTGGCCAATTCCATGGCCACTTCACCGGCTGCGGCGCGCACCTCGCTCGCGAACAAGCGCTCGGCGTGCCGAAAACCCTGAGCCAAGCACTCTGCCTTTTGGGAGTTCGCCAACTCAGGGTTTGAATCTAACGAGACGGCCAAGCACCACAAACGTGGGTCAACGCGCTGAGCCAAACGGACTAAGGCGTGGGCAATGCGCCCGCGAAAACCCTTACCCCGCTTGTTGACTTCGTACGAATACCGGTATTTGACGGTGGCTTCCGGCATCACATCACCCCCATCGCATCCAGCGGCGCGGCGTGCCGGGCACCCATGTTGCAGGCTTCCCATGCAAAACCAATGGCCTGCCCATGATCCACCTCTGCGCGGCTCAAGGCAACCTCTCCAGCTGCAGGGGCGCGGACCCCGACGCCTTGGCCCGGCCAGCTCTCGCCTCCTTGACGGAGTCGTTGACCGCCTGCCTGATCCCCGCCCAATACCCTGACGTATCGGCCTCCAAGGTGGCAATCGTGTGCGCCACCTCGCCCCGCCACGCGGGCTGCAGCGCCAGTTGCGTCAGGTGCGCCACCATTCGCGGGTACCCGTTTTCGATCGTCCATGTCACGCAACCCCCGCTGCAGATTTTTGAGAATTGACAAAGCCCCTGTGGCTGGACCAGTCGAACGCAATCGCTCGTCCACCGTCTTCACGCAGGCGGTCAAAAATGCGATCACCCAGGTATGCACGCACGCCTTCAACGTCCAGGTTGGAAAGCAGCAGCGTTGGGCGGCGCGTTTCGTAGCGCTCGTTCAGGATGTCGAACAGCTGATTTTTTTCAAACTCACTACCCGACTGCACACCCACCTCGTCCAGGATCAGCAGATCGGGGTACACCAGCGCGGCGACCGCTTGGCTTTCGGTTTCGGCGCTCTTGCCGCTCCATGTGTCGCGCACCCGGCGAATGGCGCGCTGCACGGTCGTGAACAGCACCGGGCGGCCTTGGCGCAGAAGGTGCATGCCGATGCCCACGGCCAAATGCGTTTTCCCGGTGCCGGGCTTTCCGACAAACAGCAGGCTTTGCCCGGTCACACTGGCGTTGCCTGAAAAACCAACGGCGTATTTCTTTGCCGCCTGCAGGGCTTGGCGTTGATCGTCCGTGGTGGCTGCGAAGTTGTCCAAGCTGCGATCCTGAAAGCGCTCAGGGATGCCAGCGCTGCCAATGCGGGCTTGCCATGCGGCGAGCACTTCAGCACGCTTTCGCTCATCCATTTTTGCCACTTCTGCGGCCCCGATTTCAGCCGTGCAGGCTGGGCACTTGGACCAGACGTTGCGCACCCAATTGCGGGCGGTAAATTCGCCGTGCTTCTCGCAGCGATCGGCGCGTGTTTTGATGTCAGCAAGGGTCACAGTAGGCCTCCGGCGTAGGTTTTGGTCTCGAAGTTTTCGGCAGCGGGTGCCCGTAATTTGCTCGGCGGGGGGCCACGAAGCAAACCAGCGGCCATTTGTGCGGCCTGTTCGCGCTCACGGCGAACAATGCCAAGGGCGTAGGCAAAGCCTTTGCCATCAGCGACTGCTTTCGCTGCGGCCCCTGTGAACTCGTCCAGCGTGGCCCCGGCGTCGATCAGGGCTTTCAGGGTTTGGTTTCCAGGGTTGACATCGCCGACCCCCTGCCGCTTCATCGCTTTGCAAATTTGGCCAGGGGTGAATTCGCACACGCTCGCGCTTTGTGTGTTTATTGGTTGATGGTTGATGGTTGATGGTTGATGGTTAGTTGGAGTGCCGTTGTCTCCCGTTTCAACGGGATTCAACGGGCGTTCAACGTCCGTTGGCTTGCCGTTCAACGCCTGAAGCTTTTTGAGGCGTTTTGCCTCTGCTGACGCCTTTCCGGCTATGGCCTTCTGGCTGGTGTTGGCTCGGTAGGCTTCAATTTCTTCCTCGCAGCGAACGTGATACCAGCCCGTTGGCGTTTTCGTGAAAAACTCGTTCAACACCTGTTCAACGGCCGTTGAATCCTCGTTGGAACGGGCAAGGATTCGGCGGCACAATTTTTCGCGGTCCAGCGTCAGGGCTTGCTCGGTGTCGTAATACAGGTCGATCAAGTCTCGGTAGATGCTGCGCTCGATGCGCGTCAAATGGCGTGTGGCGCGGTCGAAGTCGCCAATGTGGTGCGGGTAGTGCTTCATGATGCAATCCATTCCAAAAGGTCTTTTGCGCCTTTGCTGCTGTTGCATGTCTTGCACGCCAGCTTTAAGTTTTCAGCAGAATGCGCACCCCCTTTGGCTTGGGGAACAACGTGGTCGAGAGTCATTTCCACGCCAGAGACCGCACCGCAATAAGCGCATTCATACCCATCACGGGTAATCACAAAATCCCTGAACTTGCGGTAGGCCCCACGGTTTCGGTCTTTCAGCATGTCCAGCACACGGTTTGCAATCGTGTCGTGGTACAGGCGGCCATCGTCGGCAAGCCACCATCCACGTAGCAGGACTTCACTCGACTTGGAAAACTGCTTTGCACTCAAGCCCAGGCGTGCGCAAATCAGCTTTGAATCAGAGGGCATTGAGCCGCATGGCGTTTGTTGCCATGCAGTCGCCCACAGCATGAATAACCACGGGCGTTCATCGGGCGCTGCAAGTGCCCAGGTGTCGGATTGCATGACCTGTTCAAGGTCGAGCTCAAGCCTCCAGCCCTTGGCCTTGGTGTCAGCCGGGTAGGGGGCTGGTCGTGGCGTTGCAGTCACAGCGCCTCCCCGGACTTGATGTTTCGTGCGAGCGCCATTACGCCACCGGCCTATCTTTGCTTCTGTCGTATTCTGAAAATGCCCCGGCCAGAAAAGCTGCCTGTAGGCATTCAAGATCATCGGCCTCAGCAATAATTTCGCGATTTCCTGCACCGTCAATCAAAATGGAACGGCACAGCACCGGAAGCAAATTTGCCACCTCGCCATGCGTGGTTGCTGCATCGCGAAGTCGCTCAATAACTTCAATTTGATCTGGTGTCATTTTTTACCTTGTCATCACTGTCTATTGAAGGGGTCCCGTGGCACTGGACAGGTCAGTTTTCAAGCCGGTGATCAAGCCAGCTCTAGCCACGGGACAAAAACTCACGCTTTAACCCAACCAAGCGTCAAGGAGCCATTTCCCATAGAACGGGCGAAGGCCTGCGAAGAGCGGCGGATAAGCCCTTCTTTTGCTGCAATCTGGATCACCCGGCCCATGTGCCGAAGGTCTTGTGGAACCACCCCCTTTTGCAGGGCGTAGTTCGTGAAGTCCTCGGCGCACCAAGGCTGGGACTTTTTCAACTTCAGGAAACCCTTGAAAAGGCCGAGGGCCTCGTTTTCAAAACTTTTCAGAGAATCGGCAGGCTGACCAAAAAGGCGGGGGTGTCTGGCGGCTACTTTCATTACGCAATGGCCTCCAAAGCCTCTTGCGACTGGATGACGCGCCCGTAGTAACGGCGCAGCACCTGCAACTCATCCAAGTCAACGGTGACCTCCCCCTCCTCCACCACCTTGAAGCCCAATCCATAAATCAGGCTGATACTGCTTTCCAGGTGCCCCGCTTTAATGCGGCTTATTTCACTGTCAGAGACACCGAGCAGGGCAGCCATTTCGCCGCCTTTGCCAGACTTTCCCATAACCTGCAAAACACGGGCATGCGCTTTTCGTGCTTTTTCAAGCACACCCGAACAAAATTCAGTCATCGAAACACCTCATTGGAGAAACCAAATGGACCAAACGGAAATCCTTCACACGATTTATGCGCTGAGAGTGGCCTTGTCGAGTGTTTTTGCAGCAATGCCACTGGAGCAGCGGACAAAGGCGACGGCCTACATGTCGCAGCACTCCGTAAGAATTGAGGAAAGCCGCGACCTTGGCGTGGCGGGCACACAGCAACTGCTGGAGGTAATGAACCAACAATTCGACGCGATCCATAAAGCCGCAAGCATTGAAATGCTTTACTTGCAACCCCAGCCGCTAAAAAAGCCGCGCAAAAAGCCCACGAAGACGGCAAAGCCCAAGCCAAAGACGACCGCAAAGGAGCCCGCGAGGCCAAAGCCCAAGCCAACAGCGGCAAAGCCAAAGCCGACGGCGGCGGCAAAACCAAAGCCCAAGGCAAAGAAATAAGGGCGGGCGCGAACCCCTCAGTACGATTGAGCTTCTCAATTCCAAACCGCACCTTTTGAAAGGCCGCACCCATGAATAAAAACACGCAAGACCTGATCGGGCGCATATTGGCGCTCGAAGAAATGGTGACCTTGGCCATCCGCGCCCTGCCCCCCGCACAAAGGCGAGAAGTCGAGTTCTTGGCCGAAGAAACGTCGCGCATGATGGCCGAGCAAGTCATGAATTACGAAGCAATGGGCATTGCTGATCGCCAGGAATTTCACAAGCGCCGACTGATCGGCATGATGAATGCGCACAAGCCTGAGCCTGATAGCGGCGCACCATATCAAGGTGGTCGGTAATCATGGTGCGCACAAACGCACGGTGCTCAGCACGAACGCGGCCCGGTATGGGCTTGATGCGGCGAACAGGGCCAGACTTAAGCATGGGAAACCTCTTTAAATGGGGTGGCCGTGGACGCCTTCATAAAATGGAAATTCCCCAACAACCATTTACAAAGGGCCACGGCCATGGAAACCAGACTCTTACAACCCGCAGCAACACTTGCGGCGGCCATCATTCAGAAATCTCCTGCGACAACCCCGGAACAAGCGGCACAACTGATGTTGCAGTGCCATGCAGCGCTAAGGCAGGCAGAAGACCGGGCCACGGCCAGCACTGCGGCGGCGGGCTAGGGCGACCCTCGGTAGCCCGCTGCGCACAGTCAAGCCACACCTCAAAATATGGGTTTAAAAGCGGGCCTTCCTTGGCGTGGTCAATCCAAATATTGACCAACCGTGCCATGGCCCGCTCTTTGCGCAGTCGCTTAATGCGTGTCGCGCCCTCGCGCTCAAAATTGGTTTTAGGCATGTGCGGCCTCAACTACAAGAACAGACTTGGTCATGAACATCAACGCCTTAAAACAGTGGATAAAAGGACTTTGGACGGGCTCAATAGAGCCGTGGGGCGAGAATTTCGGGCCATCCCAATACCACCGCCCAGGAGTCCTGAAGGTTGCAGCGATAAGCATGAAAAATTGGGCGCTAAAGCACAGCGGCTCGATTGCGGCATCTGCCGTGTCCGCAGTCATAGGGGCCCTCGTTTCACGCATGTTTTGGTGAGCCGCGCCTTCTCGGCTGGGCAATACCCCACGGCGGAAATCAGCGGCTCTTGCATCAAAGCCACGATGCGGCTTTGCGGGTTGTGTTTGCGCAATTCGCGAATAGCGCCCCTTAGCCACGACGCGCTAAAGCCAGCGCCAACGCTCAGCAAAATTGCAGAGCCAGCGGGCACGACAAAAGCATCCAGAGCCATGTCTTCCGGGTGCAACGCCCTGCGACTGCCGACAAAGTGGCCCAAACAAAACGCAAGCCAGCCAGAGCCAACCAGGGCCAGCGCCTTCAAAACCTCTTCGCTCATGGCTCAAGCCTCGGCTTTCGTTTTTTCACATGCGAACCAAGCGGGGCGAATGGCCATGAGTTGCCAAACGCGAGCCTTCGGCAGGTATTCGCCCCACTGGCTCACGGCTGATTGAGTAATGCTGAGCAGATCGGCCAGTTCCTTGGCGGAACCCGCCAGATCGATTGCTTTATTGGTTTGGATTTGCATGCCGCAACTTTAGCATACTTAAATAAGTATTCGCAAGTGCGCTTAAATTTTTAGATGGCTTAATTAACCTATGACTCTCCAAGATCGAATCAAAGAGGCAATTGATGGCTCAGGGCTTTCCCCTGCTGAGTTTTCGCGTGCTGCAAAAGTTAGCCAAAGTGCAATAAATCAACTTGTAGATGGCAAAACTAAGTCACTCAAGGCTGACACTGCCGCCCACATTGAAATCGCCACCGGGTACAAAGCCACCTGGCTCACCCTTGGGAAGGGCCAAAAGAAGTTAGATGCAGTGGCGCAACAGGGCCGCCAAATTTCGGACAACCTGCTGACAAGCCAAGCCGACAACGCCATCGGCATACCCATCAACTACGTGCCCTTGCTGACATGGGTGCGGGCCGGTGATTTTTGCGAAGCGCCGCACGCCTTGACGCAAGACGACGCCCAAGAATGGCTCCCCGCCCCGCTGCAAGGCATGGGCAAAAACGTCTTTGCACTCGAAGTGCGCGGCGACAGCATGGACGCGCCCACGGGGTACCGCGAGGGCGAGTTTGTCTATCTCGACCCCGACCTCACCCCCACCCACGGCAAAGATGTGCTGGCACGGCTGGACACCGGGCTGACCCTCAAGCGCTTCAAAGAAGACGAAGAAGGCGCGTACCTGTTGCA